TTTTTGGAAGATAGAGTAAAATTACTATATCATTCGTGCTGCTAATATACGTCTTTTTTATCGGAATATATGTCAATACAAAGCATTTTCCTGTTTCAGCATCTTTTTTTACCTCTTTATATATTGGAATAAGAAAAGAAGTTAGAGAAGTTTTTAGCTGATTGAGAACATCAAATATAGTATTGGTCATATAATTGCCGTTTTTATAATACTAAAGACATAATTTGTATCTGGTTTAAAGTAATCTAAAACCGTTCTGCCTCTTGCTTCTACCGTCCCTGCGTACGGTGCTGCTGCAAATACAATTCCAGCAAGTCCAAATTCAGGAATATGAGTACCATCTGGTAATTCTGATTTTCCAAGTACAAATTGTTCAAGAGCATTTTGAAAGTCTATAATTCCAAGTGCGGGGTCTTTTCCCGAAACTGAACTTACATCCCATCTTTTAATTTCCTCTCTATCCTTTAATACTACGACCCCAATTGATGATTCAAGTTCTCCTTTTATATTCATAAAAGTGTGTCCTGAACGAGCCTTAGCGGCAATCTCTTGACATATATCAAATAACGCATCTGTAAGTTTCCCTTCATCAAAAGCAACATCAGTTTTTTTATCGAGTTTGCTAACAATTTGTGGCATCGTCCATTTTTGCGTCATTGTACCCATATCTCGATATTCTTTGCAGTCGGGAAAATAGATACGATTACTCCTTTGCTTGCGTTACAAGTAACCTCTGCTCCTAACTTAAAATCAATCTTAGAATTTACCGGAACGAACATCTTATATTGAACTCTAACAAAAGAGCCAGCATAGTTTACTGATTCATTTCCCATCCTTAATTGATAATCAGCAAAGAACGGAGTATCAACCCCATCACTTATAGGGTCTCCATTTTCATTTAAAACAGGGTCTCCAGTTATGATTGATGGAAAGGAATATCTTACCATGAGCTTCCATTTACTACAATTCCAATATTAGGCTCGACATATATTATTCCAACCGAAGCTAAAATAGCCTTACCTTGATTGTAAAGATACGATCTTGATTCATTCGATGTAGTCTCGGATGTATATCCTTGCTTATAGTCTCCTGAAATCGCCTTATCAATCATTCCTAAAGCCATTGCAGCTTTATTGCTATCAGTACCTTCTACATTAATGTCATACAAACCCAATGCAAGAGTTGCTACCGTTGCATCGGGGTTATATGCCATATATGCTTGGATGTTAGTCATTATGCAGTTGCATCAGTGATTAATATACTCATTTGGTTCATCAAAGTAGGAACACAGATAGAAGATAATTCACTTTCAATGGTTACCTTACCTCTATCGCTACGAGTAGACAATAGTACGTGATTAACATCTTGATAAATTACATTTGAATCCGGTCTACGTTGTTCGTCAGATGGAGTCCACAAATATTGAGCGATTGTAGTCCCTACGTGAGCGGTAACACGACCATCAATAAATGCTGCTGTTGCGGCTGCTGCGGTTGTACCATCGGCATTATATTTAGATACCATAGTATCTTCAATAGTAATGGTAGGTAACATCATACCATCAACTAAAATTTTGTTTACAGCTTCCAAAGAAGGAGTACCCATATATTTAGTAGTAGTTGAGCCATCAGAGAAGTAACTTGTCATAGCTGCTTTCGTAGAAGCTTGAGCCTGCAACAACGACCATGTTTTACGGTTCATAGTGAAATTATCCACAATTACACCGTAAGTATTATACATTCTCCAATAAAGAGTTTTCAAATCTTCCAATCCGTTTGCAGTTGCAGCAGTAGCCCAAGTGATTCCAACATTAGATTTATCAATTCCCCAATCAATAGACATACCTAAACCCGATAAGTTGTCGGCTGCTAAAATTGTTGATGTACCGTTAGAAAATGCTTCAAAGAACAATTTATCTTGTGAGATAAGTGGACCTACTGACAACCTTTCGAAATAATTGAAAAGGAATTTAATCAGTTGCTGTGGTTGTACCATGTTATTAGCTATGCCACGTTCTAATTGACCAATTTTGGCAAATTCCTTTGCAGTGAAAGTAACTTTATTACCAAATGTAGGCATATCACCGTACATATCAAGAGGCTTTTCAGTCCCGATAATTGGCTTACCCGAATATGGGTCAATCAATGATGCCATTGGTACTCGTCCGTTCAATGCAGCAACCGCTTTCCACTCGCGAGTTTCAGAATATACATCTTCTGTGTACATAGGGAATTTAGGAGTCTTAAATGCTGGTGCTAATTCCCTCACAAAATCTTGGAATTGCGTAGGGTCTTGTATAAGTTCGTTAAATGAAATCATTTCAGTATGATAAGAGGGTTAAGAGCACTAACAGTTAAAGCGGAAATAGAATGAGGAATACGTGCCATTGGAACCCATTGGTCAATACATATAATGCACGTTACCGAAGTTCCGGCAATTATCTTAGTGGTATTACCCAATAAGCAATTAGCTGTATATTTTACAGCGGGAGTAGCTCCGGCAGCAGTGGCTTGGGTTATGATAGCTCCAGCAGCTACGCCTGTTACGGCAGCCCCAAAAGTAATCACATCATAAGCAGCACTAGTGGTATCAATAGCAGTAATAGCTACTGCATCTCCAGATACATAACCAAATTCACCTACTTTCAATAAGTGGTTTTTATTTACACGAGGAGCAGTGGTAGTTCCACCAGTAATGACGGTAGCGGCTTTAACCACATGAGCCATTTTCGTTGCGTAATCCAAATACATAGGAGCACCTTTTAATAGGTATCCACCGTTTTTAGCTGCATCCAATTCGGTTACATCCAATACACCACCACCTAAACCATCGGTACAAGCATTAAGCTCATCCCAAATCTTTGGATCAGGTGCGGGAGCGGTATTTTTTACAAAATAGGGCATAGTTTTTTATTTTTTAGTTGTTTTATCAGTCACAAAACTTTTTACTGCACTTGAAAAATCAGCGTCTAATTTACCAGCAGGAGCAGATGAACTCGAACTCGTTGCATAAGATTTAAGACCTCGACTAACCATTAATTGACGATACTTATCAGCAGCAGCATCAATTTCTGCGTTTGTAGCAGTGATTGGCAATGAGCTTTTAAGCATAGTTACTTCTAATGGGTCAAATCCTTTGGTCTTTGTTTCTACGTGGGCATCAAATTGAGCTTTTGCGGTAGTTTCTTTCGTAGTTTTAATATCACCCATGAGCAAGTCAAGTTTGTCTTGTATCGCTTTTAATTCAGGTGAAACCTCTGTTGCTGGCTTAGCTGGGTCAGTCGGTTTCCCTTTTGCTTCTGATCTTGTTTTATCAAGAAGAGCCTGCAAGCCTTTTACCTTACCTTCGTCTGCCAATTTCTTTAACTCGTCTGCGTTGTATTCTTCTATGCCCCTCGGTTTCGCTGTGAATGTTTTGGCTATACCAACCCACGCATCTAACGCCTCCACCGTTTCAAATTGAATACCCCCTGCGAGCTTTTCATCAATCCCCTCCGATTGGAGTTTACTGACTATTACTTCATTTTCAATCATAGTGTTTATTTAATTTATTGCAAATATAATTAATTCTTTATTTATAAAAGTATTTTTATAGTTAAAGATTGTTATTAATAAAAATAAACTACTTTTACTCGATAGATTCAAATTCTACTTTAAATTTATCGCCAATTTTTCTGAAGAAATAAAATTTATCATTTATGGATTCTTTTGCTATAATAGAGCCTGAATGAACATCATCTGGACAATCAAATATAAGAGTTATATTTCTTATTCCGACCTCCTCTTGTTCTTCTATTTTACCAATAATCATACTACACGTCATTTTTTCCATCTTTATTTATTTTTTATATTATTTTTAATTTACCCCTCCCTGATTCCTTACGTTCTCTGCCGCACTCGCAGTAGTTTTTAAGTTAGCCTCAACCTTAGCTTTAGCAGCAGCATCTGCCGCAACCTTAGCTTTTAATTTAGCTTCCGCAGCACTCTGTTTATTTAATTCATCCATAGTTTCAGGCGTATTAATAGTCAATATCCTAACCGCATTCTCAACGGATGTAATCCCTGCGCCAACAGCAACTGCAAGCATATTAACTGTTTCATCCACCGATGATGGTAATAGAGAGTTATAATTGAAACTAATATCCAAATCCTTCATTCCTGTAAGTTCGGGATATAGCTCAGTTGCCATATCTTTTACTATACTGATAATTCTTGAAATAAACTCATCGTGAATCTCACGTTTTTCTGCAACCTTAACAAAAGCCTGTAAGAATGTAAGTTTCATTGATTGAGTTGACAAGTTACCATTTTTCATATCGGTCATTAACTTATTGAGGTCAGGCCATGTAAAGCGATAAATATCATTCTCATTATTTTGCATTTCAAGCTTAATGGATTCAGGAGCAGATGTAACCTCTAAGTATTTCATGTCGGCTTGACCTGATTTACTTGCATCAAATCCACTCGCACCATCAATCTCGTATATTTTTACGGTTGCATTGTAAACTGGTTTTTTGGATAATTTACCATGAACCACTAATGCCGGGTTACCGATACGAACATTTACATCCGAGTGCATTGAGCGTGAATAGTCTTGAAGAGAAATCAAATCCTTTACGTATTCAAACTCCGAAGCATCTTGTTCGAGATAAGCGAACAATAGTTTTTTAGTCTGCATTGGGTTGTCGATATGCTCAATAAAAGTAACCCCTTCGTATCTATCAACTCCTAAATCAGTCCAAATTTCAATAGTTGGTACATTCATTCGTAATACTCCTTCTACTATCTTATCACGCTTATATTCAATCGTAACAGCATCAATTTTATTTGCATCATCCCGATGTCTATAAATCTTATATCCATCTTTAAAAGATAGTACCTTACCTCTTAGACTAACTCCATCATACATGAACTGTATTGCAGCCCTTGTTTCAATTCCACACATTCTTGTAGCTTTTTTAATTAGCGACATCATGCGTAAATCTTTATTCCAAATATCAGTAAATTTAGCAAACGCATCTTGAATAGCTTGGTCGTTTCTGTTTCTGTTCAATACCAAATCAATATCATTTCCATACAGGAAAGCCACCATGTTAGCGACTATTTGTTGTGGATACGGCAGGGCAAGTTTTGTTTGGCGGACTTTGACTGACTTCTTTTCAATCTTACCATCTGGAGCTTCTACATCCTCCATTACATAATAGTCCTCCTTATCTTGGTCTATATGTATCGGGTGATGATTCTCATAGAAACGAATATCCCTCGCAATTTGACCATAGGTTATACGGTTACAGTTCTTGCGTAGAATGGTTAACTGTTCTGAAAAGGATAGAGTTTTTATTTGCTCTATATCTAAATGATCTGGGAATACTGGAGGTAATCCCAATGATACTACTTCTTCACCATCCATATTATTTTCTTTTTAAAAGTTCTTTCATTTTTATATAGTTTCGTATAATCTTTTCAAATGCAATAATTTGATGCCAATCAGACATAGGTAGTGAACGAAACATCTCGCCACGTCTTTTCATTCGCTCCTCGTTGGTCATATATTTATCTGATTAATTCCTATCTCTATACTATCCCAATTACTCCTACCACTTTTAGACTCGACCGCCTTATTGTTAAATCCCATCTCGTCAGTAAACCTGCGCAGCATACTTAAAGAATCGGGAGCATCATCTTTTTGTTTTTCTACTTTTGCCAAATAAGTCAGTAATTGTTGTAATGCTCTATCATATTGACTTCCCGGCTTTACGTCGTTTCTAAATACACAATGATTCTTAATCCATGCACTATCGGTGAAGATACGAGTCTCTTTATTCGATGTTGTAAACTGCCATGTTACATTAGTTTCGACGTCCTTTGCAATCTCTAATGCAAATATACGTCCACCATTATTACTTTCAAAGCGCATGAGGTTAACGTTATTTTCGTCTAATACTCCCTTTAAAAGTGGAGATGTAACCTCAACAGGCTGATCCGTAAAAACCCAGTCGTAAATGTAATACAAATCTCCGTATTTCTTTGCAAAAGGAGCAGACAAATAATCATGTCCTTCATCAGCAACGTCACATACACCCAAATTTGAATCGTGTGAATCGATAGGCAATTTGCCATCATACCATTTTAAGTCATCATGGTCGAACAGTCTACCCTTAATGTCTATCGGTTCTTGTTGGTATTCTGCAAACCAAATCGGTTCGGCAATCTTATTTTTTACATCGAGGTAGTGTTCTGTACTTTGAACATCTTCACAAAAAGACTTATTCTTTTTATTGAGAGCCGACACCTTGATGATATTTTCTTTCTTATAATCGCCACGAGCCTCATTGATACCAATAATATCATTTGTTCTCCAACGTGTACCTACATCAATTTGGCAACATCCACGCTCTACACGTGAACCTCTTGCTGATTCTGACCATTCTATTGTCTTTTGATTTACGGACTCACTGAGGGCGTCTGTGATACCTCTATAAAGGTCATCCGATATATCAAGCATTGAAGCTCCGATACCGATAATAGTTCCACCCGTACCACCACCGAAATAACTACTTTGAGTTGCAGTTTCTAAAGCCCAAGTTTTAACGCCTTTTGTGCGTAATCGAACACCAAATAGCCCGTACCATTTGTCACTTTGCACCATTTCCCTAACATCCTTACTTAACTTTTCATATAGTGTGGATGTACAGGTATTTCGCATGATTGATTTATCAGGGAAATGACCTAACATAAATGCGCAAAACATTGATACGCAGTAACTTTTACCACTTCTCGGCGGAAGTGAGATAGCGACCCTGATTACTTCTTCATTCTTATATGAATCATAAACACGTTGTAAAATTACTGCTATATCTTTTAAAAAAGGTCGTCTTGAATAAAACTTATAATCCCAATACAGGCAATAAG